GTACGCTCTAAGTGCTCATCATCACTCTGTGGGAGGCTAGCCCACAAAGTAGCATCATGGGAGATCCCAAAGGGACCACCCACAGATGCTCCGGGTTCCAGCCAGGGAAGAGGGTTGTTAAACCCATCCTCACCTAGAGGATTGCCCGCTCTAAGTAAACACTTAGTAAGGGCACCAGCCCCCTCGAGAGAATCTCTCGGAGGTTTGGCCGCCACTACAAAGCCCCTGACTAAGGGGCTTTGACGGCTTGGGTGAACCCGCTCATAAACATAACCGAGCGAGTTAACCCTGCCCAGAATAGAGGAGGTTGGGAGAACAGAGGGGAAGAAATTAATCAACCTCTCAATTTTCTCATCCAACCATCGACAGGTCCTCCAGTAACCACTCATATAGAGTTGGTTCCGGAGGGATACCATCGATATTACCTCTATCGCATCCTGCTGTTGTGTCGGGAACATCTGACGGACACGCGTTATACTAACGTCATGCCCGTTAAAATATTCCCGTCCGCAAGACTCTCTGAACTTTCCAGTCCAGAAAGACTTGCTCAGACCAACTCGAGCTCCGAAAAGTTCGAGCGTCTGAACAACAGACAGCACATGGTCTACAGGGACGATAAGATCATCCCCATAGACACGCACCGAGCTAGAAAAGCGTTTTACGTCTTTCCTAGTAAGAGGCGTGTTAAGCGATCTTTGAATCCCGACGAAGATCATGGTCGTAAAGACCATTGCTTCCATCGGGAAGCAAAGTGCTGAACCCATAGACGCGTATTTGGCAAGGCGATAAACCTTGCCGCCTACGACAGCCCGTCTGGACCTGGTTGCATCGATAGCCCTAGCTAAATTGGGCCACCGAGCTACCATCGTCCGAACGAGCTGATTCGAAACACGGTCGGAAGCGTCGCTCAAATCGAGCGTCGCGGTTCGGTTATCAATCGAACCTTGCTTAGCCAACTCCTGATTAGGGAGCTGGTTATCAAACCCGATCAACCTCGTGAGGAGTCTATCCCTCTCGAAGTTCAAGGTGAAGTTCTGGTAAACTGCCTGCTGCATATACTGCATACAGGTAGGTTCCATAGCTATCACACGGGGTGTTTTGAGCGTTTTAGGAACAAGAGTTACCTTTACAGGTTCCTCTTCTCCGGGTTCGAGGGTGACTACATCATCCAACGTGCGTATAAAACGCCAGTTGGGAATGATGTAACTCCGCGACGGAAATACGTCTTGGAGTCGCCTAGTCCAGGTCCGCTGATTCCACTTCTGGTTTCCCAGAACGCGGTCAGCGGTTGATCCTGGTCCATGCTTCGGAACGAGAGCCCCAACAAAGACATCTCTGTCAATTTGGGAAAACATCTCGCCGAACAGCAGCTCAGACATTTGTCGGAACTCTTCAAGATCTCTCTCAGAGAGCTCCGCATCTGAGCGGCGGACATCCTGCTCACACTCTAAATAGCTACGTATGGCTTCTGCATTCCTTGCATTACTACAAGGAAGCAGAATCTTACCAAACATCAGTGTCAACTGACGAATGGCTAAGATAGCATCCACACATGGCTCTTGGAGTAACAAGCCACTACTCCGGTCGAACACACGGTTGAAGAAACCTCCGAG